CTCCATGGCAAGAAGTATTAACCATAAATATCAATCAGAATGAAAAGAAGAAGATTTTTATCATTTTTGTTGCCGTTCTTGGCTTTGAACAACAATGGCAAGGTGGACCGCCAGGTCCACTCTTCCAAGGCGCGTTTCAACCAGTATTACCGTTTCCATGACAGGGACCGCGACCGCCAGTTGAGCCTGTTCCATGTGCATGGCGAGCCGGTGGTGGCCTACTCCCGCAAGGACGCCATCAAGCGATGGGTGCATGTTGACTTGAAAAACAGAAGAAGGAGGGCACGCCGATGAAAGTGCTGCTTACAATTCCCGAGAAAAGCGTGTCTCTCGCCACTGCGATCCTGGCTCAGCAATTTGAGGATGACGAGATGGAGATTATCACCAATAAACTCAAAGAGAATGGCGACAATCCGATTAGTGTTGACTTGACGGACATTGTGACCAAGTCAGCTCTCGGCAAAGAGGAGACCGCACAGGTGGGCCTCGCAATCGCCATCCTTGCCATAAGCAGTTTGGACATCGATGAATGACGGCGAGGAACTCCAGGGGCAGATATACGACATGGCTGGCGAAATGTATGAGGACCAGTTCGCCCTCATCGTCATCGGAGAGACCGAGCCGTGCGACGAGACCAGCGTAGAGGTACATGCAGCGGGCACGGCCATCTTGCCGGACTGCTGCACCCCGGACATGCTGACAACGGCCATCGTCGAGCTGATGAGGAAAGAACCTGTCGTGGCCGATATCCTCAGAAGTGCGGTGAGACGCTATGACGAAATCCAAATGCCACCAAGAATTTGCCTGAACTGACATGGACGTCAACGAGCTGCTCAACCAGAACGAGTTGCACATGGACCAGGTGCTCAGTGCAAAACTTGACGAACTTGGCCTCGCCCCTGACGTGCTGCGCATACTGAAGGGGCGGGGCATCACCACGCTTAGAGACCTCTGTTCCCGGTCACGCGACGACCTGCTGGCCATCCGTTTCCTCGGGGAGTCCAATGTGGACACGATAGAGCGACTGTTGAACACTTTTGACCTAAAACTAAAATAAGACACCGACTATGTTATTTTTTGAAGTAAGAGTAAAATTTGACAAGATGATGGAAAACGGCGTGATCAAGCGCGTCACCGAAGCCTACGCCGTTGATGCCATGTCATTCACCGAGGCCGAGGCCCGCATCACCGACCAGATGCGCCCCTATATCCAGGGCAACTTCGAGGTGGTGGCCGAGAAACGCGCCAAATACAACGAAATCAAGTTCGACGATGGCGACATTTTCTTCCTTGTGAAGTTCAACCTCATCACCACCAATGATGCGGGACAGAAAAAGCGTGCGCCGTTGCATGTCATGTTCCGTGAGAATGACTTCGACGAGGCGAAGAAAGCCGCCAAGACCTACATGAATGAGTCGATGGTGGACTACGAGATAGAGTTCATCAAGGAGACGAAGATCATGGACGTGTTCATGCGGGACCCGGTCGACGATTGACGCCAAAAACCTCAACAGCACTATGGCGAACAATATCGAAAAGCAGGTCTGGGTGAAAAACTTTTCCCTGGACCTGCATAACAACGGCAGTAAGGGCCGCTACATCATGCTCACGGGGCACAAGAAAAACGGGCGCCACCGCGTCGGCATCCCCTTGGAACTCGTGAAGGAGATAGCGGAACAGATGCTATTGCTGTCAAGCGAGTAAAACCATCACCATTATGAATACAATCAGACCGCCTTAAAGGGCACAATCCGCATTCAGCAACATTAAATCCAATCATCCATGATTAAGTTGAACAAGTTGATCAAAGGGCTACTCGATGTCAAGAAGGAACGTGGCGAGGTGGCGGAGAACACGTCTCCAAGGGCGATGTCCATCAGGGTCAGTGCCAGCTGGAGGAAGTTCGACGCTTGCCCGGTGTCGCGCCCTCCGCTCCACCTGACGCACGACTTCGTTGAGGAGCAGCACAAGGATGACGCCTGCAAGACCTACACGCCCGAGTTCTCGGAGCGGGAGGAGCTTGCCGCCGACATCATCATCAACGCCGCGCTCGCCCTGCGCCAGCAGGGATGCAAGAACATCGAGCAGGTCATCAAGGACCGCATCGCCTGGAGATTGGCGCACAAGGATTGAATGTCAGGTCTTACCGACTACGGACTGGGGCGAAACGACAACAGCACTACAGCGTTCCCGTGGTCGGTCTTTTAGGGGCATCGCCCGTCGTTCGTGGCGGGCGAAATTCCCCTTGAAATTTTGGTGGTATGGTTGGAAATGCCTATCTTTGCGGTGCGTTACACATCGAGGCAAAGAAAAATCAAAGGACTGACAACAGCACTATTAGCACTATTTGCGTGGTGTTTGGTAATAGGTTCCTCGTTCCCGTGCAGGCGGTTAATGCCCCTGCTGCCTCGATAGGTGTAACGCAACGGGTCGGCGAGGAACCGTTTTTATTTCCCGCCACAACGAGGATTTATTATGCGTTACACTGAAATCAAGAATTTCGAGAATGAGGAATGGCGACCCGTCGCTGGTTACGAGGGACGCTATTTTGTGAGCAACTACGGCAGGGTGAAAAGTTATATGAGGAAAGGACACTTTAACGAGCGGTGTTCCGAGTTCGCTCACCTTTTGCGCCCAAGACGGAGTAAGAACGGCTATCTATCAGTTCAACTATGTGGCAGCGGCATCTCCAACCATCGCACAATAACAATACACCGCCTTGTTGCTGCCGCTTTTCTTGACCTTGAGGATGGTATGGTCGTGAACCACATTGATGGTGATAAGGCCAACAATCACGTTTCAAATCTTGAGGTTGTAACCTACACCGAGAACTCAAAGCACGCTATAAGGACGGGTTTAAACCGAATGCCCGAGAAGAAATTCAAGCCGATAGCCGTTCTAAAAGGTGGGCATGAGGTTGCAAGTTTCCCGAGCATTAAAGCCGCCTGCGAGTCGCTTGGGCTGAGGAGTGGCGATGTATGCAATACTCTTGCAGGCAGGATTAGCACCCACAAGGGCTACACGTTCAGGTATCTTTAATTTGTAAAACAAAACTCTACTGATGGGGGCTGGCGATAGTCGGTTCCCTTTCTTATCACTATGACTAAAGAAATAATCAACGAATTGGGCAATTATTGCCATACATTCGGGAAAGACTTTGCCATAATATTTGACGAGTGGCTTGATTGGATGATTGCCTTTTTCGACCGAGACAATGTATTGCGCCACGACTGCGACTTTTCAAAGATTTGTGATGAAATGAAAGAGTCGAACGAGACTTATTACAAGTGCTTCACGTCAATCGCAAAAGAAACGGCAAAGCAGATTGAGGATAAAGGCTGGTTCGATGCTTTCGGCACTATCTACGAGGAAAAAGTAAAGACGGGTTACAAGGCATCCAGCATGGGCCAATTCTTCACCCCTGCGGCCCTGTGTGACGGTCTTGCACGAATAGTCGCAGACAAGAACAGGACGTTTACATACGACCCCGCCTGTGGCAGCGGGCGACTACCGCTGGCCATGTGGGGACAACTCGATAAGGACAAGTTCCACTACTTCATGTTAGGCGACCTCGACCCGCTGAGTTGCAAAATGAGTGCGATGAACATGATGCTGCATGGAATGTTTGGAATTGTCGAACGCCGTGACGCTCTGCGCATGACATTCTTTGGCGGGTACATCATCAACGAAATGTGTTACCCGTTCCCCTGTGCAATCCCGTCCATCCGTGTGGCTGATGAATTGGAGTGCCGCAAAAACTTGGAACTCGCAAAAGCCTATGCCCCGAAAGGTGGGGACGGGCAACATGAAGCCGTGAAAATCGAGCCTCCCGTGGTCGAGCCAAAGAAGCCGAGCGAGCCAACACCACAGGCCCAGCAGCCGAGACAACTATCACTTTTCAACTTAGAGGATTTGTAGAATGGATTTTATTGATGACTTCAAAGCGATATTGCTTGAGCATTACAAGCCCGCCGAAGTCGGCACCATTACCGACCTTGTCACCGTAGTGCTACAGCATTATGACGTGCAACCAAAGCAGACAGGACTTGTCGTGTATGAGCAGTCCGATGTTGAGTTGGTGCAGAAATTCTTTGTTGCGAAAGTGACACAAGGGCTGGCAGAAAGAACTTTGGCCCGCTATCGGGAGTGTCTAAAGACCGTGTTGCCTTCGATGAATAAACATATCAAAGACATCACGACAAACGACATTCGGGCGCACCTCGTGAAGATGAAGTTGCGGGGCTGCAGTGAACGGACGATGAACAACGACAGGCTTGTTTTGTCATCGTTTTTCGGTTTTCTCCTGAAAGAGGGGGAAATAACCACCAACCCCGTGGCGAGGATTGCAAAAATCAAGGAGCCGAAAAAACTAAAAAAACCGCTAACTGAACTTCAACTTGAAACGCTGAAACTTAACGCAGGCATTCGAGAAAAAGCGATTATCGAGTTCCTGTATTCAACGGGTTGCCGTGTCGCAGAAATGGTCGGTCTCGACTTGAGCGATGTTGACCTTGAAAAAGGGGAGGCCGTTGTTTTCGGCAAAGGGAAAAAGTACAGGACGGTGTTTTTGACTCCAAAGTGCGTCCTGTATATCAAGAATTATCTATCCACAAGGACGGATAAAGAGCCACCGCTTTTTGTTGGCCAACTGAAACCACACGGAAGGCTTAACATAAGTTCCGTAGGGGCGTTGCTGCGTGACCTCGGCAGGAAATGCGGAATTGAAAAAGTGCATCCGCACCGTTTTCGCCGTACCTGTGCGACAATGGCCCTGCATCGTGGAATGCCTATTGACCAAGTTCGATTGATGCTTGGCCACGAGAGCATCGAAACAACGACCATCTATGCCGAGGAAAGCATGGACGTTGTAAAGCAATCTCACGCTAAATACATGTAGCCGTGACCCTCCGCACCACAAACCGCATCACAAGGAACTCTGCATTATCACAGCGGTTTGAGAGTTGCGACCCCTCGACAATTTCGCCCAATCGGTGGACGAGGGGATTTATTGCGTACCTTTGCACTATCGTGACATCGGGCAGGGACTTGCCCTGACGTTCGCGGAGTGAGAGTGAATGTTTGACTTGCCGCTGGTGTCTGCGTCGCATCGCGGAGCCAGCGGCTTTATTTTTCAACGACATGGCGAACAAGACAAACCATAGCAAGCAATTCCGCGACAAGCAAGGGCGATTTCGCAAGGTAAGCACGGAAGAAGCACGGATGGCAGGTCAGAAGGGAGGAGAGGCCTCGGGACAAGCCAGGAAGGAGAAAAAGCAGTTCCGAGAATTGCTCGCCCTGGTGGACGAAATGCCCATGAAGGCACCGAGCTTTGCCGAAGGACTGCGACAGCTCGGCATCCCCGAGGAAGTGATTGCCAACCTCGACCAGAAGCTGGCCAAGGCATTCGCGCTGCAGCGTCGTTGCCTGTCGGGTGATCCGCAGGCCATCAAGTTGTGGCTTGAGCAAATCGGCGAGCATGTGGACACCATCAAGCACGAGGGTTTGCCCCAGCAGAACGGCGACCTGGTACTCGCACCAAAGAAGAATGACTGATGATTATCGAACGAGAACTGTTTTCACCGAATGCCTTTTGGGTATGGCGTTACACACTCGACCCGAGTGTGCGTAACATCGTGCTCATGGGCGGCTCGTCATCGTCGAAGTCCTACTCGGTGGCCCAGTTCCTGTCGATTCTCACCTATTGGGAGGGCACAAACCAACTCGTCATGCGTAAGGTGGGCGCATCCATAGAGAAAACCATCTACACCGACTTCAAGACCGCCATCAACGGCATCGAAGGACTGGCCGAGCACTGCCGCTTCAAGCAGAACTCCATCGTGTTCGACAACGGGGCGAAGGTTGATTTCACCGGCCTTGATGACAGCGAGAAAATCAAGGGCATTTCCCAGTACAAGCGTGTCTTCCTCGACGAGTTGTCCGAGTACGAGGAAAACGACCTCAAGCAGATACGCCTCCGTCTGCGTGGCATGGAAGGCCAGCAGATACTCGCAGCCTTCAACCCCATCTCCGAATTGCATTGGATCAAGAAGAAGTGGTTTGACCTTGAGGAGTGGCACGAGGTGCCCATGGAACTGACCATCGGCGGCGAAAAGCTGCCGCCTGAGCTCTGCCGGGTGAAGGCCGTGCTGATGAACTCCCCGAAGATGATACTCAACCACCGCACGGGAGAGTTCGAGGAACACGCTCCTGACACAGTTATCATCCAGTCCACCTACCTCAACAACTTCTGGGTAGTCGGTAGTCCCGATGGGAAGTACGGCTACTACGATTACCAGGCTATTGCCAACTTCGAGCGCGACCGCATCAACGACCCCGACTACTTCCAGGTCTATGCCTTGGGCGAGTGGGGCCACATCCGCACCGGTGCCGAGTTCTTTCCCTCGTTCAACCGTGGGACTGTCTGCGGTAAGTTTCCAATCAACCGCGATTTGCCCATACACTTGTGCATGGACTCAAACGTGCTCCCATTCGTCACCGCGACGATGTTCCAAAAAGAGTATAAGCCCGACGATGTTCAACAAGTTACGCAGATTGGAGAGCTGCCGATTGAGTCCCCAAACAACAGTGCCAGGAAAGCCGCGAGGGTGATTGCGAAACACCTGCGGGGTATCGGCTACACTGACAAGGTTTATCTCCATGGTGATGCCTCAGGCAAGGCCGCCAACACCATCGACGACAACAACCGGTCATTCTTTGACCTCGTCATTGACGAGCTGGAGCATGAGGGCTTTGATGTCGTGGATTGCGTTTGTGACAAGAACCCGAGCGTGGCCACGAGTGGCGAGTTCATCAATGCCGTATGGGATGGCCGTGTGCCTGGTGTTTCCATCCGCATTGATGACGGGTGCGTCACCTCGATAGATGACTACCAGGCGGTGCAGAAGGATGAGAACGGTGCGATAGCAAAGCAAAGGGTCAAGGATCCCGTGTCGAAGCTGACGTATGAGCCGCATGGCCACTGCTCCGACACGCTGCGCTATGCCTGTTTTGACCTGCTGCGTCCTCAATACACCGAGTTCTCGATGGGTCGCAAGCGTTCGCTCTACTCAAAGAGCGAGTTCAAATTCTTCAACCCTGCCACCGAGTACGACTATACCGCGACGATGGTGTATGCCATGCCGAGCATCGGAGGCCGTTTCGTGTGCTGCCGAGCCGGGAAGGTCGGCGACCGCTGGCACCTCACCGACGTGTGCTGCCGTGAGGTCAAGGGCAACGACGAGATAGTGTCGTCGGTGATGGAACTGTCTGCAGACCGCTATGTGGTCGAGTGCCCTCAGGCGTATTTCCCCATGGTGCGTGACCTGCGAACCTCACTGGGCAATGTTGACGTGGTGCGCATGGGAAGCGATATCCGCAACCGCATCGCTGCCACGAGCGACTGGATCAGGGCGCATGTGCATATTGACCCAGAGCAGTTGGATGATGCGGAGTACGGCCGTTTCGTGAACGATGTCCTGGACTACAACGAAACCTCGCCGGCAGATGTTGCAGGAGCAGGCGCCGTATTGTCTGGGCTCGCCCGCGTCATCATCCGCAACGGGATGTAACCTTACAAGTTAAACCACGTTAAGGCGAGAAAATACAGGTCTTTTGGCCGAATATTTGCAACTCTATAAGTGAAGTCAAACATTAAAATCCTACAAGTTATGAAACCTACAAGTTTATCACCCGAGTTTTACACGAACCTGTACAACAACGTCATCCGCGACTACGATTTTGACCCCGACTGTGATGATCCCGAAGAGAGCCAGTGCTCCACCTACATTGAAGTCGAGGACTTCGAGGGCTACTACATCTGCTTCAAGGCCACTTTCGAGCTCAACCTGATTGATGACTCTTTCGACCACGCCTTCGGAACAGAATACGGGTGGCACATGGAAATCGGCGAACTCACCGACATCGAAGAGATGACCATCAGCGACGAAGACGGCAACGACTTGAGCGACCTCTTCGACTATGACAAGTTTTGGGAGCAATTCAAGCAATACACCGTCAAGTTCTATGGTGGCAGCGAGGTCAACACCGGTGACATTGTACTGGTCGAGGCTTACCGAGGCACATGGGATGAGCGCAAGTTCATCTACAAGGACACGCTGACTGGCTACTATCACACCGAGGCCACCGAGAACTCGAAGTACCGCACCTTCGTCAAGAGCTTCAAGAGAATTGCCCCAAACACTGAGGCCAACCGCAAGAACCTTCGCATCGCCTAACGAGAGCGAAATTTATTTGCCCTTATAAAAGGTCTATAAATCAGCACGATAAATAGAAATTTCGTTTAATTTTCCCGCAATCGGTTTTCCAAGAATTTGCCCTTTTGGAAAACCGCTTTTTTTTGTAAATACTTTTGTGCTTGTATCAATCGCAAGCACATGGGATTTCTCGAAAGCATAGGATTTCGCAAGAAGAGCGCGACTCCCGTTGATGGGGAGCCCGCAGTGGCTGCGTCTGTTGTGGAGAGTGAAAGCATAGAGCCGTTGCCCTCCGAGCAGAGGCTGGCTTTTCTTGCCAAGCAGATCACCGCGATGCCGTTTGTGGCGAACGCGAACTTTGTCACGCTCTACAACACGGTGCCTGAGGTCGCCTGGCCGGTGAACTACATCGCCAGCCGTGCGGCAGGTGCGAAGTACCTGCTCAAGAAGTTCAAGGATGACTCGGTGGTGTGGAACAACGATATCATCAACCGTCTGCTCGTAAAGCCGAATGCCTTCGAGACGTGGTACCGCACGCTGTTCAAACACTTCGCCTATAAGCTCGTCACGGGCAACAGCTATATCAAGGCCGCCATGAGCGACACGTTCGCTGGAGCCAAGACGCTGTACAAGTGGTGTGACCGCTATGTCTGCCTTGAGGCGCCGTTGGTGCATATCAAGTATCAGCACTTTATCAACGACATCTATGGTGTCGCCGACATCATGGACGTTGTGAAGTACTACACCCACGACATCGACAACTACTACCGCACCAAGCCCATCGACCCGCGCTGCATCTTCCATGACAAGGATGACACGGTGGGGTGGATACCCAATGACCCGCTGAAGGCCAAGAGCCGCTTGTATGCCGCTCTCAAGGCCATCAGCAACCTCATTGCTGTGTACGAAGCCCGTAACGTCATCTATGTCAAGCGTGGTGCGCTCGGCTGGCTCGTTTCCGACCAGAAGGACGAGATGGGCAGCAAGGCGCTGACCAAGGACGAGAAGAAGCAGATCCTGGAAGAAGCCGACAAGATGTACGGTGTCGGCGAGGGTCAGTACCCTTACGGCATCAGCGACGTGAGGCTGTCGTTCATCCGCACGAACCTCAGCATCACCGAGCTGGAGCCCTTCGAGGAGACGTTGGCTGATGCCATCATCATCGCCGGTCTTTACGGTATCCCGAGTGTGCTCATTCCGCGAAAGGACCAGTCCACCTATGCAAACCAGGCGGCTGCAGAGAAGGCTGTGTATTCGTCGGTAGTCATACCGATGGTGCAGCGTTTCTGCCAGGAGTTCACCCGTTTCCTTGGCCTTGACAAGGACGGGCTGTACCTGGATGCCGACTTCAGCGACGTGGACTGCCTGCAGACGGGCAAGAAGGAGGAGCAGGAGGTTCACCGCTCCATCACCGACCGCTGCAAGATTGAGTTCGAGAGTGCGTTGATCACCCTCAACGACTGGCGGGCTCAACAGGGCTACGAACGGGTGGAAGACCCGCTGTATGACAAGCTCATCAGCGAGATGACGCCCGACGAGATAGAGAGAGTAAAGAATTTCATTAACCAAACACCCAAACAAGATGAAGGAGAATTTTCAGCGCCTTCTGTACAGAACGAAGGCGAATGATTTGGACGAGGCCAAAGGCATCGTGACTGTTGCCGTTAACGGCATCGGGATTGTTGACTCCCAGAATGACATCTCAATGCCGGGCTCGTTCACGAAGACGTTGAGCGAGAACATCGCTCGCATGAAGTGGTTCCTTAACCATGACGTGACGCAGCTGCTTGGTGTGCCACTGGAGGGCGAGGAGAAGGACGGAAACCTCGTGATGACCGGCCAGCTGAACCTCGCCAAGCAGATAGGGCGCGACACGTTGGAGGATTACAAGCTGTTCGCCTCTGCAGGCCGCACGCTTGAGCACTCCATCGGCGTTCAGGCCATCAAGCGTGACAAGGAGGACAAGCGCAAGGTCCTGGAGTGGAAGATGTGGGAGTATTCCACGTTGACCAACTGGGGTTCCAATCCGCAGACGTTCCTTATCGGCATTAAGAACGACAACGAGGGTGACGTTCGCAGAAACATCGAGTTTATCCGTCAGGCATTGAAGATGCGCTATTCGGATGCTCGCTTAAAGGAATACGAGATGAGACTTGACATGCTTAACAAAGCGCTTGAGGGCGCGGTAATCGTTACCTGTCCCCATTGCGGGCAGGAGTTTGTGTGGGACGATGCCGAAAGGCACACGTTCAGCCAGCAGGTGTTGGAGACCGCCAACAGGTACCTGGGCTGGATTGCTCAAGACATCGTCGCAGAGGAGATGGCCAAGCTCGCGCCCGAAATCCGCGAGGCTGTCTTGTCCATCCTCTCGCCCGTACTGAGCAAGTGCAACGGCAAGATTGACGTGGAGATGGTCGAGAAGTCATTGACCGACATCGCCGAGTACGCCTATTGCCCGCATTGCTATTCCCGAGTATATAAATCGACAATCATGCAAGAGCAATCCGCTTCCGTGACCGAGAAGGCCGAGGATGAGCCGTCAGACGACACTCATGCCGAGGGCGAAGGTAAGGAGGAAGAGAAAGCCGCTGGTAGCACTTTCTTCGGGGGCCTCAATGCTGTAATCGAGAAACACTAACCATTTAATCTTTTTTATTCTCATGAAGGTAAAGAAAGAAGACTTCGGGTACAACCTGGACGCCATTCAGGATCCCGAGCAGAAGAAGTTCATGGAGAGCATTCTCGGTGCGATGGCTGACATCGTCAACAAGGCCACCGAAGGTATGCTGACCCAGAAAGATGTTGACACCCAGTTCGACGAGATCAACGGCAAGCTCAAGGGCTATGACGCTGACAAGTTCGACCAGCTGGTGAAGGACAACGAGCAGTTGCGTGAGATGCTCAAGAAGAGCATGGACGTGATTGAGAAGGCCCACAAGACTCCCAACGGCATGGAGATGATCAGCAAGTTCGACGAGCGTCTGAACGCTATGTTCGACTCTGAGAAGTTCCAGGACTTCGTTGAGGGCCGTACCCGCAAGAGCGGTGCTTTCGACGGCTTCAGCCTGAAGGACATCGTGAGCATCACCGCCAACGGCCTCGACGGTGCCAACTACACCGGCGACAACCTGATTTCGCGTCAGGACAACCGCTACTTCAGCAAGTACAACCCCGCCAAGCTGCACATGCGTGACGTGGTGAACGTGCTCCAGGGCGATCCCGAGTACCCCACCTACACCTTTGGCCAGGTTTCGAGCGTTGACCGCAACATCCGTTACGTCACCGAGAACGGCGAACTCCCCGAGAGCGCATTCTCGCTGAAGGAGGTTACCGCCAACACCGCCCGCATCGGCACTCACCTCAAGGTGTCCCGCCGTATGCTGAAGAGCCGCATCTTCCTGCGCTCTTGGTTGCTGGCCACCCTGCCTGACCGCATCTACTTGGCAGAGGATTGGGGCATGCTGTTCGGAGACGGCACTGGTGAGAACCTGCTCGGTGTTGCCAATATGACCGGCTGCACCCCCGTCGAGACCATCATCGGCACTGCCGTTGTTTCTCTCGCTGCCGGTACTGTTGAGAGCTTCACCTCCTACAACAGTGGTGCCGACACCATCATCGAGTTCAAGGCTGCCCAGCCCGACATCATGGAAGGCATGAAGATCACCCTGGCCAACACCGGTGTGAGCGCTGCCAACGCCACCTTCGATGTCATCAAGATGAACGACCGTCAGTTCCTGCTGAAGGGTTGCGCCTACAGCAGCAGCCTGAGCACGGCCAACACCACCTCCACCGTTCGTCACGGTGCTTACCAGAGCATCGCTTATCCCAACTCGGCTGACGTCATCAACACCATCTTCGCTGTGATGAACTACGCCCAGTACAGCCCCAGCGCCATCGTGCTGAACCCCATCACCGTGAACACCATCATGGCTGAGAAGGACACCACCGGCCGCAACCTGGGCCTCGTCGTTGGCAACAACGGCGTGAAGTACATCGGCGGTATCCCCGTCATCGAGTTGACGAGCATCCCCGTGGGCAAGTACCTCGTTGGTGACTTCATCAACGCCGCAAACCTCATCGACTACACCGCCTTGAGTGTTGAGTTCGCTGAGGACGTCGACACGAAGTTGAAGAACTACGTTGCCGTCATCGCACAGGAAGAGGTTATCTTCCCCGTTTACATGCCTTGGGCCTTCGCTTACGGCTCGCTTGCTGACGTGAAGACCGCAATCACCGCTGCGTAATCATGGCTAACCCTAAGATTTACGCCGTTAGTGGTGACGCCATCGACCGCCTCCGTCAGGAGAACGTCATCCGTGAGGCCATTGGCGAGTTGAGCATGGTGGAGATTGGCGAGGGTGCCATGGTGCGCCTCGACAAGCACGAGCTCACCGTCAAGGCCGCGTCGGGGACGGGGCACACTGCGAAACTTGTCGCAGCGACCCTTCCTGCCGGTGCTACGGTCACCTGGACGTCGAGCGCCACTGGCAAGGCTACCGTGAGCAATGGCACCGTGACGGGTGTTGCCGCCGGCAATACCATCGTCAAGGCCGCCATCACGGTCGGCGGTGTTACCTACTTTGACATCTGTAATGTTACGGTAGAGTAATGAAGTATGTTATCGAAGGCGAGGACCTGGACAACGTGCTTCGTGAGAACCAAATCCGAATCAAGAGGGGTACGCTCAAGGTGTACCCCCTCGAGGAGGATGTTCCCGAGGATCCCGTGGACGACACCAAGGAGGTGGAGGAGAAGGAAGACGCAAAGGCCGCTCCAGTAAAGGACGACAAAGCTGCCGCCCCTGCCGATGAAAAAATGGTGGTTCCCGCCGATAATAAAAAGTCGAAAACCAAGAAGAAGTGACAGATGAACCTCATTGACTGCTCATATTTTACCAACGGCCCGTTGCAGATCGAGAACGCCGCCATCACCGACGACCTCGACAACAACGCCGTAGCCGTGCAGGAGGCCATACAGGGCTACATCGAGCACTACCAGGGCGAGTTCCTGCGTCAGATGCTCGGTGACACCCTTGCCGACCAGGTGGAGAACCATCTTTCCACCAATGACGGTGACGCCGCGATGGATGGCCTGTGTGAGCGTCTGCGTAAGTCCTTCGCACACTATGTCTATTTCAAGATTTGTGGCGATGCGAACCAGCAGCTGACGGTCACCGGACTTGTGCGTCTGAAGTCGTCGAATGACAACCAGCCGCCGCGCCAGCGCATGGTGTCGGTATGGAACGACATGGTGGCGTTGAACCGCCGTTTCGTGAAGTGGGCCGAGACGAGCGACTTTGAGGTGTTCTATCACGTCAACATGGTAACTCCCATTAACCAGTTCAACATTTGACGAGCAATGGATCAGATTGAGGATATTTTCAAGAGTGTGGTTGCCGAGGTAGGCGAGTCCGTCATCATCACCAAGACCAGTGCGGGCGGAGCCACCGAGGATGTCGAGGGTGTGGCCATCAACTACATCTTCGGCTCGGCGCAGTACATCAAGGACATGCTGGATGTGCGCTCAAAGGGTGTGGGCAGCAATATGCCGCTCAAGTTCCCGTTGATTGCTTTGCAGACTCCGAATGTGCAGACCGTTGACAGCGGCGACTACCAATACCGCACGAAAATCAACCTCATCATCGCCTGCTCGTCGAGGAAGGAGTGGTCTAATGAGAAGCGTATGGAGACGTCGTTCAAGCGCGTCCTGTTGCCCATCTACGAGAAGCTGATGGAAGTGCTGCTGCATGACCGCCGTTTCGAGTGGAACTATGGCGGGCTTGAATACGTCCCGCATACGATGTCCAAGAACTTCGATTATGGCCGTTACGGTGCTATGACTCCGAGTGGCCAGGAGGTGAGCGAGCCGATAGACGCTATCGACGTGCGTAGCCTCGAAATAAAGGTAAATCTTAATAATTGCGTAAGAGAATATGTCAAGACTAAGAACTTGTAAGAGTGACTCGTTCTTCACGGGTCAGTCTGTTTGCGAAATCGACTACAGCCGCATTCGCGGCATGGTTCTTGTGGATCATGGCACCACTTTGAACTACGAATCGCTCTCCGACCTGCGTGCGGCTTGCCACGCCGACCTCCCCAACCGTGCTTACGGCTTCCCCGCCATCATCAACTGGGAGCCCAGCGGTGGCGAGGCTCAGGTGAGCCAAGTCGGTTACGGCCCCAACACCTACAACGGCATGAGCCCTCGTACTGATGCCTTCACCCTCGACGCGTTCCGTCACTATCTGCGTGCGCAGATCCTGAACAACGCCAACAAGGTGTTCGACATGTACCTGTTTGACGACAAGAACCAGGTCTATGGTCTGAATGTGAGCGGCAGCGATACCCTCGCCGGTATCCCTGTGACCATCTACCCCTCGGGTAACGACCATGCAGGTGCAAGCGACAAGGCTTCGCTCGTGGTGAACGTCGTTTACCAGGATGTCGAGGACTACATGAAGCGTCTTGATGTCGTGCCTCTGGACTATGAGGTGCTTACCGCCATCTACGGACTGATGCCCGTTGAACTGGTTAAGCAGGGCAGCACTGGCAGCAACTACAAGGTTGTCGAGAAGTACGGCGCTGCAGATGCCACCGCCAAGTACGGTGCTTTGCTCGCCGGCACTAACGCATCCAGCTGCATGGACGACATCACCGCCGCCACCTACGATGCACAGGACAATGTTATTAGCGTGACGCTTGCCTCTGGCAAGACCGCTCCTGTGCTTAAGAAGGCCTCCTCGCTCTGCACCGCAGGCGTGTACGGCATCCAACCCGCCTAAATCGTAAGGCCTATGTTTTACGAAGGAGTAGCCTTCGTCGAGGAAGTCTGCTCGAAGATGTCCAAGGAGGAGTTCATTGAACACCACAAGGACGCGTTCTGGCAGGACCGCGACGAACAGACCCGCGAAAAGATGCTTGCGGACGTCTATGAGCGGATGACCGGCAAGACCGAGAAGAAGCCCGCCAAGAAGAGCAATAAGTAATCAATCGGGGCATTCCGCAACTTGTGGGGTGCCCCTTTTATTTTCCATGACATGACAATCGCCGAGATGAGGGACAGGGTGCGCAGTATCAAGGAAGGCATAGAGCCCGAGGTGCTGCAGTGCATGGACGAGAACGCCGGGGAAATGGCGGTTTCCGTCCGTGAGCAGCTGTATTCTGGTATTGACGGAGACGGACGTCCGTTGTCGCCTTCATACAGCGAGGACCCGTACTTCAGGAACAAGCGTGCGGGCTTCTATGACGAGGAATACGACATGTGGGTGCCCTGCTTCATGCACCCCGAGAGGTACATAGCATGGAAGGAACACATCACACCTCCCGAGCCGAGTAGGCGGCTGGGACTGCCCGCCCGCGACATCGACACCCCGAACCTGTTCATCGTGGGCACGTTCCACGGCAGTATCAGCGCCAGGGGAACGTCACGGGGCGTGGAAATCTTCACCTTCGGCTGGGACGAGGGTCCCGCCGTCGAGCGCAAGTACGGCTCGCAGATCTTCGGACTGAGCGAGCCTGCCGTGGCGCATTTCAACAACAATTTCCTGTGGCCCTGGCTCAGGGCATGGCTTGAGAGGCTATGAGTTGCAGGTGCCAGCAGGAACAATGGCAGAGGGACTACGCCAAGCAGCGAGACCTCGCCAAGAAAACGGCGGTCATGCTTGACTGCCCACAGGTGCTCTACCGCACGCCTGACGGGCGTTTCGCCTTTGTCAGTGACGGGAGCGACTACAACGGAGAATTTTACGAACTGATAACGCAATATTGATATGGCAAACGAAACGTTGATTACCGACCTCGTCGCCCAAGAGGCGCTGGACCAGCTGGCGGCACTTGATAAGGCGATGGAAGACACCTTGGAGACCTATGCCAATGTCGGCAAGGAACTGGCCAAGGGGTTGAAAATCCCCGTGGAGGTGCAGGGTGACCTCGGCAAGATAACCCAGCTCTATGAGCAGCAGATGCAGCGTGCTGGTCAGGCGACTCAGCAGATGACGCAGATCCAGCAGCAACAGCAGAAGGTCATTGCCGGCACCACCAACACCATCTCCAGGCAGTTGGCGGAGCAGGAGAAGCTGAACAAGCTGCAGCGAGAGGCATACACCGAGCAGCAGCGAGGCCTCGACATCGCCAAGAACGTCCTCGGCACGCATGAGCAGAATGTGGCGCTGTTGGCGAGGTACAACAAGGAGATGAAAAACCTCAAGGCCGCATACAAGGATGGCTCTGTGTCCGCCGAGGAGTACACCCGCAGGGAACTTGAACTCAAGACCGCCAAGGCTGAGTTGCAGAAGATCCTCAACAACGAGACCAAGATGATGCAGGCTGCCGAAGGCAGCTATCAGCGACTGTCGTTGCAGTTGGAGCGCATGAAGATGGCGCAGAAGCAGCTCAACGAGGAGCAGAAAAACGGTGCCGAAGGTAGGGCTCTTGAGAAGGAAATCCAGGACCTTGATGCCCACCTCAAGGACATGGCCGCCGACATGGGCGAGTTCCAACGTAACGTGGGCAACTATGCCATTGCCGGCAAGTCGCTGCGTTCCGAGCTGAAGGAGCTCACCATGCAGATGGCGCAGATGCTTGCCGACGGCGTTGACCCGACCAGTGAGGCGTTCCTCGAGGTCGCCGAGCGTGCCGGTGTCCTCAAGGATGCCATGGAGGATGCCAAGGATACCATCAAGGACTACGCCAACGACACGCAGGGCCTCACCCAGGGCGTGAGCGTCGTGCAGACAGCTGTCGCGGGCTGGCAGACCCTTGCAGGTGCGATGAGCGCCTTCGGTTTCGAGAGCGAGGATGCCGCAAAAGCCACCCAAAAGCTGATGGGCATCATGTCGCTGATGCAGGGCATTCAGAAGGTCTCCACCGAGTTGACCACCAACGGAACCGGTGCTTATCGTGCCTACCATGCCATATTGAAGCTGTTGGGACTGGAGAAAGCCGCCTTCACCACCGCCACCGCTGCCGAGACCGCTGCAGTAGAGGCCGAGACGCTGGCCACTGGTGAGAATGCAGTCGCCACAGAGACCGCCACTGTCGCATCGGGAGCGCACACCGCTGCCGTTGGAGCCGAGACGGTCGCCTTGACGGGTGCCACCGCTGCGGCCACCGCATTGAAGCTCGCCCTTGCCGCACTGGGAATCGGTGCGGTGATTGCCCTGATTGTCGCCCTATATGAAGGCATCAAGGAGTTCAACAAGGATGCCGAGCAAGCCGCAGAGATTTCCAAGGGACTGAACGAGGCCATCAAGGAGGGAGAGAAGAGCACTGCGGCCACAGCTGCAGAGATGAAGTACTATGTCGGTGTTGTGAACGACTTCAACGGGTCTGCCGAGGAGGAGAAGAAACTTGTCGATGAGCTGAACTCCAAGTATGGCGAATCGATTGGCTACTACCAGAGCATAGCACAATGGAAGTCCGCATTGACGTCCATCAGCGAATATTACATTGACGTGCTGAAGTGGGAGGCCATTGCCCAGGCTAACCTGCAGAAGTATGCCGAGGCTACTGCTGAAGGCAACCTTGACGCTGCTGCGGCCTATGAGCAGCAGTTCGAGTTCTACAAGAAGATGGCTGCCCAGCAGTCGAAAGTCGTGCAGAACCTGGTGAAACTTCATGGCGGCGGCACGAAACCGACATCGGGAGGAAGCCGCTCCACCCGCAAATCGGGTTCTTCCAGGACAACGACCGACAATGGTGCCGAAGATACCGAGAAGATGATCAAGGACCTCATCAACGAGTCTAACGAGATGCTGGACGAATGGCAGAAGTCCGCGACACAGCGTGCAATCGCTATTGCAGCACTCATCACAACCGCATCTGTGGAGGCTTACCAGGAACAGGTGCAGACGGTAAAAGAGCAGTATGCCGTGCTTGAGTCAATCATCGAGGAGAACCGCGACAAGGCCATTGCCGCCGAGAACGAGAAATACGACAAAGCCATTGCCGAGGCGAAGAAATACGGCAAGAGCACTACTGAACTTGAAGAGGCACGATGGTCTGCGCTCACCGCCATCGCCAACGACTATCAGAATCAGATAGAGGAGAACACCCGTGAGATGAACGAGACCCTGGTTGACATGCAGGCCGACCTCCTCGACCAGATGGAGAAGCAGACCGAACTGGAAATTGCCTACATTCAGTCGTCCAATGCCGACAAGTTGGGTGTGCTTCGTGAGCTCTACCTCCAGGAACTGCGCGAAGCCGAGGGCAACGAGAAGAAAATCACCGAAATCAGGAAACGCTATGCCAAAGAGACTGCCGAACTCACCGAACAGAACGCCATAGATGTCGCACGGGCTTCCGTCGCCGGTCTTGAGAAGGCGTTGGAGCTGGAGGACATCACCGATGAGGAGCGAGAGCGAATTGCTAAGGAACTTGCCAAGGCGAAGATGGATTTGGCAAAGGCTGTGGCCAATGCCGAGGAAAACGCGCTTGACCGCACCATCGACACCGAGCAGGAAGCCCGCGAAAAGCGCATGGATGCCATCCAGGACTGGGCGCAGAAAGCGGGTCAGGCCATCAGTTCCGTCGCTGACCTGTTCTCCGCCATGTATGACGGGCAAATCCAAAAGATAGAGGCGCAGATGGACCTCGAACAGCAGCAGCACGAGGCGCAGATGGCGCATATTGACGAGCTGGCTGAGCAGGGTGCCATCACCACCGAGGAAGCAGAAATCCGTAAACGCCAAGCCGAGGCGCAGACCGCCAAGGTACAGGAGCAGCTGGAGAAGAAAAAGGCCGCATTGGAGTATAAGCAGGCTGTGATGCAGAAGGTGAACAGCGTTGCCCAAATCGGTATCGCCACCGCATTGGGTATCATGCAGACCTTTGCCCAGCTGGGATGGCCTGCAGGTATCGCAGGTGCAGCCATTGTAGCCGCTATGGGTGCCATTCAGACCGCCGCAGCATTGGCACAGCCCATCAAGGCATATAAGGAAGGTACCAAAGGCAAACCTCACCCCGGCGGCCTTGCCGTGGTCGGTGACGGTGGTCAGGCTGAGCTCGTGGCATACGGCCGCCATGTGTGGCTCACTCCCGACACGCCGACACTCGTTGACCTGCCGAAGGGTGCCGAAGTGTTCCCGAAGGTAACTGAGGAGGAACTGGAACGCCTCGGCGCATCGTTGCCGACTGCGATACCCCGTGACAAGGCGAGCGGTCAGCCGCTGATCATCAACGACTATTCGACCCTTGAGGGCAGGGTTGCGGAGAACACCAAGGCGATTGGCAAGCACCTCATCCGACTGGAGCACAGCATCACCCGTGAACTGAAGAACCAGTCCTTTGAAAGATACCTTAAAGACAGGCTATGAAAGAGCGACTTGACCAGCTGACGCTGAAAGACCTCATCGAACTGTCGTGCGGCGAGTATTCGGTGCTGAATGACCGGGACGAGATACCGACGGTGGAGGAATACACCGCCCGTGTCGCAAGCATCATGTCGGAGTACAAGTCCATCGCCACTCCCGTACAGGCGAGGATAGAACTCAACGACGCAGAGAAGGTGTCGAAGTACGGCATCAAGGAAAAGTGTGCCCGTATCGCGCAGACATTGTGCCTGTCGGGGCATTCTGAGAAGGCTCGTGAAATCCTCATCTTGTTGGGCATTGACGCAGCACATCTGCAGACCGATGAGTTAATACTCGCCCGTTGCCAGTCCATCATCGGAGAAGTGGACTACGAGATGAAACGACTCGGCGAGATGAAGAACAAGCGCAAGTCCAAGACGCGCAGCGTTGATCAGGTGCGCCGTTCATGGTACAGCGAGATTGCGAGTGTGATGTCTATCTTCCGCATGAGCATAGACCTGGACATCAATGCCGCGATCTATGCCAACCTGGTACGTCAGGCTGTGGAGCGCAGCAAGGCGTTGTCGAAGATGCCGCCGACAGCAAGAATGTTCATGTGATTTGCCATAATATATTGCGTACAGAGGGGTGTGGAATATTCTGCACCCCTTTGTTGCTGTTTTTTGGAATATTTTCCCCACAAATGTTACCTTAGTTCTCGTAAAGTGGCATAAAAACGTCAAAAATACGTCAATTTTCCGTGAAAATTACGTCAAAACAAGCCTTAAATCACTCATTTTCAACCACTTTTTAAGGGCAGAAAAAGTGGCAAAAAACGAGAAATTCCGCGAAAATTCCGCCGATGTTAAAGTCTTTTATGGTCTTAGTGCCAAAACGTGGCACAACTCGTATCTAATTTTGCACCATCCCAATAGCACACCATTTAAAAACACAATAACTATGAATACAACCAAGGAAATCAAGAGACTGCGAAAAGAGGTCCGCGCCCTCCAGGACGAGGTGCGTGCGATGAGGTATGAGCGACTTGACCGACTGATAGCCGACATGAAGACTGCTGCCCGTGACATGTTGGAAGCGAGCCGTGGACTTTGACCGGGAAATCGTTGCGGTATATGACAAGCTGCTGCAATCTGCGAGCCTCTATTGCCGCGACGATGGTGCCCACGACCTTGCCGCCGAAGCCGTGACGAGGGCGTTGGAGCACCGGGAATGCTACGACCCCAGCCGTCCGTTGCTCTCATGGTGTCGGGCCATCATGAGGAACCTATGGATCAACGGCTGCAGGAAGCTGGAGAACGTGAACACCGTCCGCATGGACGATGAGGACTGCGAGGGTGGGGCCTCGCCTGATGTTGTTACAGAGGCCAACGAGACGCTGTCTGCTGTGCAGGGTATGTGCACAGCATCGGTGGCGGTGGATACCCTGCTGGAGTTCGCCCAGGGCTATTCGTTGAGCGAGATTGCCGAACGCCGGGGCATCCCTTTGGGCACGGTGAAGAGACGCATCCATGACGGGCGTGTGATGCTCCATAAAGCATTGAGTTAAAAAGAGTTGGTGGGTTAAAAAAGGGCGCATTTTGTTGCCTGTATTCCGTTTCCTGGTATTATATTTGCAATACTATAAGAAACGAGTTAATTACTTACAAGTCAAACATTTAATTCTTACAACTATGAACAAGACAAGTTTCCGCACCCGAGTTATGAGCTATGCTCACCACATCTTTGAGTCAACCGCCGTCAATTGGAGCACCGCTCTCAAGAAAGCCTGGACGCTCTACCGCCTTGCCAAGATGATGCGCAAGGGAGTCGTGAAGTTCTTCTATGAGAAGGTTGACGGCTCTGCCCGCGTCGCTTACGGCACCCTGTGCAACCTCCCTGCCGGTGTCACCTCACGCCGCTCTTCCGCCAAGGCTCCCAACTTCGCCACCATGTGCTATTGGGACACCAAGAAGCAGGCCTTCCGCTCCTTCAAGGTTGAGAACTTCATCGCCATTGCCGTATGAAAGCAGGTATCCTACTGACCGCGACTGGGGCTGCCATCGGTGTAGCCCCGGCCAACCTCAACGATTTTACCCTTGAGGAACTCCAGGGACTGGTTGAAGGTTACATCGAGATTGTCACCCTAACCGAGAATACGATCATGGTAGTGAACGAGGAAGGCAAGGGTTGTCTGCCCAAGAATGTGAAGGCCACCGTCATGGCGAAGGCTCTTGGCGCCATCTTCCCCGAGGACTACATCGCGGGCAATGCGCTGCTGTGTGCGAGTGACATGGTGAAATGATGCTTTTAACCGCTAATAGATAGCGAGTTAACGTAAAAACCGCCGTTTTTCTAAGGCTCAAGAATTCGGGCTTTTGGAAAAGCGGCTTTTTTCGTGGGTAACTTTGCGGATATGCTCACGAAGTACACCATAACGATAGGCGCAACCGAATACGACGTGCCCGATGAGTGCCTGGCGAACTGGGACGAGATTTCGTTCTCTCTGCGCCGTACCGACTACTCGGGCGTGGTGCGTTCTTACTCCACCGAGTTCGTCTTCGTGGGCACCATCCGTGACCTGTTGTGGAACGAGTATGTCGCTTACGGCTTCAAGGCCTCTGCATCCATCGCCGTGAACACGCTCACCGACACCCACGAGTGGGAAGAGCGTTTCTCTGCACCGCTGGACTTCTCGTCCATGGAGATGGAGCACGGCAAGATGACCATCAACGCCATCGACAACACCCTTGCTGCGTTGCTCAAGAGCAAGAAGTCACAGAAGTATGAGTTTCCCATGGCAGGATTTCCCACCGACCTCGTGGAACTGCAGCGCATTGAGCTCAAGAACGATGCCCAGTATTATTTTCTGAACAACAGCCAGCCGTTCGGCGTGGTTGACATCAGGTATAACGAGAACAAGTCGCAGGTTATCTCCACCGAGTTCCTCGAGCCTACACATGAGAGCCGTGGAGGTGACGTCGCCGCCAACAGGTTCTTCATGAAGGTGAACCGAGGCGGGGCTTCCATGCAGATCGTGGTGCACGGCACCGTGCGTTGCCTGTTAAGCCCGTTGAAGTACAGCATGAGTGCTACTGCGTCAGTCCCGGTGGCAAAGATGCAGTTCGGTTGGGATGACGGTCAGGGTAATTTCGTGTTCTGGGCCGACCTCTTTGACGATGACCTGCTGCATCAGCGCATCAACGGCACGTTGTATGACATGTGGATTGGCGGCTCTCAGCACAAGAACTATGCTGCGCTCAACCAGCTTATCGCTGATGCGCCGTCAGGGCTCTATAACGGCATGTTCGGTGTCGTAGGTCCTTATTCGTGGGGCAGTTCCGACTACTGGAACGGCAACGAGGTCTATGAGTACCGTTACGGCAAGTGGCTGAACAAAGGCCTCGCCAACAACTACTACCAGGACCGCGTGGTGGATGCGTCAGGCTCTATGGGGCCTTCCCAACTTGTAGAAGGAAACTACCCGATGCTGCGAACCACCGCCGCAATAAACTTCATGTACGGCGTGATGGAGGCTTCTTGGAGCGACCCTGTGCGTAACACGCTCAACGTGCGTACGCTCTCGCCCCTGCAGCTGATTTCCCGTGTCGTGGATGCCATCAGCCCCGGTGCAACGGTGGCCATCGCCAATGACAGCGGCGGTCTGCTGGAGAACACGCGCCTGGTACCCGCAGAGGAACTGAGGCGTCTGCCTGACGCGAAGGTGTACACCACCTTCAGCGACTTCGCCGGATGGTTGGAGACGGTCTTCGGCTACACCTACCGCATTGTCGGCAACGAGGTGCAGTTCGTCCATCGCTCGGCGGTGTTCGTCTCCAGTCCGATAAAGGAGATCCAGGCGAAGAGCATCAAGATGTCTGTCAACGACAACCTGCTTTATGCCTCCGTCAAGGCCGGGTATTCCAAAAAGGACTACGGCGAGATTGACGGACGCCTGGAGACCAACTTCACCAACTATTACGAGACCGGCTTTGCCTGCACCGACCACGAGTTGTCGCTGATCAGCAAGTACCGCGCCGACGGGTACGGTGTGGAGTTCGTTGCCCGCAAGGGTGAGAAGGACATCACCGATGACAAGTCGGACGGTGACATCTTCGTGCTGCACATCGAGCCTGACGGCTTCGGCGTGAACCACTGGGCGCAGCCGAACAACGGCGTCTATTCCCCTTCGGAGTGTGTCCGTCACAACGGGCAGTTCATCTCCGCGATGGGTAGCGGCATGGCGGTGACGCTGAAGATGACGTCCAGCGACGGAAATGACGCTCTCGCCGATGTGCTGGTCGGTAATGCGCTGTTCTCGGCTATAGAGGCCGACTTCTCCACCGATGACATGTCGGAGCCCGTGAACCTTGACTCGATGCTGCGAGTCACCGACGGCACGCTCCTGTGCTTCGGTTTCATCAAGGAGGCGAAGGCCCGCTTCAGCAAGCTCAACGGCATGGATTACACAATAATTGTCAAGTCAATCACCAAATTATGAAGATAAGCCCTTTCACACCGTTATGCTTTGACCCGTACATCAGCGACGGGCTGCCGTGCCGACACATCCAGGTATGGTCGCGTTCCGACGCCATCATGCTGCAGGTATGTGCCGATGTCGGCGAGACGGCACCGGCTGGCATCGTGGAGAATGCCGTGTCGGGTTCGCAGAACAGCATCACCTGGCAGTCGTGGCAGATGAACGCCGACAAGGTGGTGTATTTCGCCACGCTTTCGGCGATGGATGAAGGCTATTACCGCATCATCATCGACGATATGGTGAGCGAGGTGTTCCGTGTCACCGATGACGTCCTTGCTTTGCAGAACACGGTGCTCATCAGGTACCGCTTCAACGACAACCGCCAGCGTGACGATGTGGTATCGGTCATTGACGGGATGCCAGTCTTCTTTGAATGGCGTGTCCCCGGCGGTTTCAAGGACTCGGGTTGGACGTTCGGAGTGAACAATGAGCAGTTCGCCACCCAGCGTGAGGATCTTGTGGAATTGTTCGCCGTGGACTACATCACCAAGACCTTCACTTTGGGAGGTCCCGAAGGCGTGCCTGTGTGGTATGGTGCGTTGCTCAACCGCCTTCTGACCTGCAACAGGGTATTCTTCGACGGAGTGCGCTATGTGCGTAACGAGAGCGAGACGCCAACGATGAACACCCTCGTTGACGGGATGGACGCCTTCGTGTTCTCGCAGACGCTTCGTGAGGTATGCCACCTGGAAGATGACGGCATGGACGGTACCGTTGTGCTGCGAAACGTCAGCGAGACGGTTAACAGGAATATCAACAACTCAAACACTATGATATTATGACCAACGAGGAACTGACAACGATTGTACAGGCCGTGGTGAACGCATTGCTCACCAACGGCAAGACTTTGGCGCAGCTGACCGCCGTGGAGAGCATCTCGGATGATGACTACTTCGAGATTGACACCGGGCGCAAGGTCAGCTACGAGACGCTGCGTGACGCCATTGTCGCTGCCGCTGCCGAAGGCATCCAGGCAATGGAGGTTGTGGACTATGACGGGCGTGACGAGATAAAAACGTTCTATTACTATAGCAATAGCGGCATCATCAGCATCAAGCAGCAGGGTCGCTCATCAATGAGCATTACCATTCCTTTGGCTTCCGCGTCGAAGCGTGGTCTCATGGACAAGCTCGACAAGTCGAAGCTGGAGTATGCCTATGAGAAGGTCGGCGAAATCCTTGAGTCGCTCGGCGACTATGTTACCCGTACCGAATGGACTGATGGTTACAGTGCCATTGTCCGCAAGGAGACAGGCAAGAACAGGGTAACGGCTTTGCAGGACAACTTCACGCCGCTCGCCTCGATGGGCTACGACCTTGACAACATCGATGGCGGGGATTTCACCTATACCTATGCAGAGACGGATGCTTGGTATGACCCGAGCACAAAGAAGGTGTGCTATTTGACGCCAGGTGCCGTTGGATACAACAGTTTCAACCCGAGCACAGAAGTCATCTACTACAATTCCCATTCGGGCCATGCCTACCGCTGGAACGGTTCCGACATGGTGGAGGCGTTCGCTGTCCTCGATACAGGAGGACGTGTCCCCACATACATGATACCGCCCAGCGCATTAGCCAGCATGGGTTCCGACATCGACAATGCTGGCTCCCTCAATCAGTGGGTTTACTCGCCCGCTGTCGGCGACTACTACTATGACGGTGAGACCATCAAGTATGTGAAGGCTGAGGGTGTCACCATTGACCTCGGTCTTCCCTCGAAGTCGATGATCTACGCCAACCGCCATACCAACCACCTCTACAAGTGGGCAGGTGCCACGTTTACCCAACTCAGTTAACGATATGAACAAGAAAAAGATTATCCGCCACATCTGCGGGAACTACATACAGTTGAAAATCCCGTTCCTGGTCCGCAACACCTTGGTCAACTACCGAGGCATTGAGGACACCGACACCTTCATCAACCCCAGCAGCCCTGTTGTCGTGGTGTTGAAGGCAGGGACGCGAAGCATCAAGTTGAACGCTACGATAACCGACAGTATCGTAGTTGTAGAGGACAACGGCACGCTGCCTGTCGGTGCATACAGTATCGATGTGCAGTGGCGTGACGCCTACAACCGCCCGATGCACTACATGCAGCGCACCATCCTTGAGGTGGTGGAGTCCTCCGAAGCTGGAGGCAAGTACAATACCGACGAGTTTGACGTGCTCGCCTATTACCCCATCGTCAGCGGTATGCGCAGTGCGGTCATCGTCACCGACACCGAAGTCACCGTGGAGGTCGGCGGCAACATCGGTATCGACGATGACGGTGACAACGAGGCTACCGTTTACAACGACTATGGTGCAGGCTCGGTTGTGGAGAACGAAGACGAAGTAACAATTTATATCTGATAATATGGCACAGGAAAAGAAACCACTGGTGTTCCGCGACAGGGACACGAAAGAGAAAATCCCCTTCTACGTCAAGACCGAGGATGTGCAGTTGCCCGATGGCACCGACATTGAAACCAAGATTGACGAGTTAGAGGAAGAGATTGGGCACGCTGGCAGCGGAACCGTGAAGTCCGTCACGCTCAACGGCACGACTGCCGAGCCTGACGAGAACGGAGACGTCGAGTTGGAACTTGAGGTTCCCGAACAGGTGCAGGCCGACTGGGAAGAGGATGACAGCAGCGACCCTGCTTATATCAAGCACAAGCCAACTGTTGACGATGTGCTTGACGAGGATAGCGAGAACGCCATTGCCAACAAGACAGTCACGGCAGCTATCGCCCAGTTGCGCACAGCGATAGAGTCCGTCATCGGCGAGGGCTCCACTGAGGCGATTGAGAACTTCCAGGAAGTGCTCGACTTCCTCGAGAACGTGACGGATGAGGAGACGCTCATCGGTCTGCTGACGACGTTGCAGACTGCTATCAACGGCAAACTTGACAAGACCGACGTTTACAATGGCCTTGACAGGACTACCGAGGGCAAGGCGCTGGACGCCCGTCAGGGTAAGGCGCTCAACGACCTGATTACCGCACTGCAGTCTGGTAAGTCAGACAAGAATGCGACGGTCAGCGGCGTCACCTATGACACTACATCCCACAAGCTGAAGCAGACCATCAACGGCACCACCAGTGATGTGGCGAATGTCGATACGGCACCGACCGCCAACAGCGACAATTTCGTGACGAGTGGCGGCGTGAGCGCGGCTTTGGCTACGTTGTTGTCCAACATCCACATCGGTACGAACGGCAACTGGTGGGTAGGTCCCGAGACCGACCCCAACAATGACACCGGTATCAAGGCGCAGGGACCGAAGGGCAACTCCGTTGTTGACGGAGACACCTTCGACATCGTGAACAACCTCACGGACGGTGGAGAGGCGGACGCTCTCTCCGCTGAAATGGGCAAGGTGCTGCGTCAGAACATCATGAAGATTTTCAATGCTCTCGGTGTCTATGCGTTCCCCGAAGGCAAGCCGACCTTGAACTGGGGCAGCACCGTCATTAACCACAGCATCAACGTGAATGGCGTGACTGGCGGTTTGACGATTGCCGATGTGGAGGTTGACGGAGTGAGTGTAGGCTCGTTACCTTCTACTATTGTTGAGGGTAAATCGCTGTCGCTGAGACTTGTTCTTCCGAGTGACATGTATGTCTTTAACGATGGTGTCTCAATCACGATGGGCGGTGTAAACATCACCAACAACACAGGAGTATGGGACGAAAGCACTGGCGAAATCAACATCGCAGCAGTCACTGACGATATCGTTATTGCTGCGAATGCTATAACCTATGTAGGATATGGCGAGCAGAATAGTCCTCTGGTGCTGATGTTTGACGGAAAACATCAAGGTTCAACGGCAGGTCAATGGGAGAACCTCGCTAATGCGAACAAGCCTCTTGTGTTGAGTGGAGGCTATACCAACAATACCGACAACGTGCAATTCAATGGTACTGACGGGCGAGGCATCATTCAGAGTTTCGGCACCGATTTGCCTTACGACACTGCGACTTTGGAAGCCGTGCTGTCCTTTGCTGTGCTGCCATCATCAGACACCTATTTGTTTGGTAGCGGGAAT